CAAGTTAATGTCATCCCCAACTTCAAAAACACCATATCTACTATATCCTTAATGAAATACTTTGTTCCCGTGGCCAAAACATAATCATCCGGAGCGTCTTGTTGAAGCATCAAATACATTCCTCTGACATAGTCCTTTGAATGCCCTATATCCCTACTTGAATATAAATTTCCGAGGTATAGACAGTCTTGTTTATTCTTTGAGATTGCCACAGCACCTTTTACGACCTTTTGCTCTAAAAATGTATCACCGCGTCTATATGATGTGTGATTAAAAAGTATCCCATTCACGACAAATAAATTATAAGATTCTCTGTATATTTTTGATATCCAAAAGGAATAAAGCTTCGCGCATGCATACGGACTTTTGGGACAGAATGGAGTCAATTCATTCTGCTTTTCCTCGTATATACCTCCGTATAATTCACTTGTGCATGCATTATACATTTTGATGGGTTTATTTATGTTTTTGCGGATCGATTCTAGAATTCTCAAAGTTCCTGTTGCATCACAGTTTGCGACATATTCTGGTATGTCAAATGATACGCGGACATGACTCATCGCACCTAAATGATATATCTCGTCGGGTTGAACATTTCTTATTACACTATCAATACTACTTGTGTCTGTCAAATCGGCATAATGTAGGAAAAACGAAACGTCCTTCTCGTGACGATCTTGATATATTTCACTAAGACGTTTACCGGATATTTCAGACTTCATTCTTATTACTCCATGCACGATATATCCTTTACTCAAAAGAAGTTCTGCCAGAAAACTTCCATCCATTCCTTGAACTCCTGTTATTAATGCCACTTTCGTCATTTTTATATACTCTATTTATTATTTCTTAAATCACAATCGCATTGTAATTACAATATACAAAATGGTTCTTAAGATACTTATAGTCAAGTTTAAAGAAATAAACAAAAAAAAAGAATAAATGATACCACATTATAATGAAGATTATTTTTTTATAAACACTAATGTTTTGGAAGTTGAAGAGCAAAATGATGCGATGGAGTACATACGTAAAGATGACATTGTTCTTGAATTAGGTGGTAGATACGGAACTGTTTCTACAATTATAAACAATTTATTGAAAAACAAAGAAAATCATGTTGTTATTGAACCAGATCTGAATGTTATAGATGCTTTAAGAATGAATAGAGAAAATCATGGTTGTAAATTTGAAATATTTACAGGAATTATAACGAATAAAACAAAATTGAAAATAAATCATGATGGTTACGGAACTTACATTTCTGATGGAAGTGATGGGATTGATGAAATTGAAACGATTACATATAAAAATTTATGCAAAAAATACAACTTGTCATTTAATACATTAGTTGTCGATTGCGAAGGTTGTTTTTGTGATGTTTTAGATAGCATAGGTGAAGATATTGTCAGCTTTGATAAAATATTGCTTGAATTAGACCAGCCAAATATATGTAATTATCAAATTGTAGAGGATAAATTATCTCCCAACTTTTATAAATTGAAATCTGGATTCCACTCTGTCTACATTAATAAAAATTTTCTAAGTAGAAAAAAAAATGAAAACGATTCCGTCAATTATAAAATATTATTCGGTCTATTTATATTATTGATCGCATTGTTTTTTATACGGATGTCATTGATGCCAGTTCCCGTTTAAAAGTGCTATTATCATCATCTATTTTCAGAATGAGTTGCTGTGGTATATCCATGATTTGATACTTTGTTATATCTATATTTTCAAATTCATCCTTACACCATTGTTGTGCTATTTGCACACTTTTTCCTTTTATCCCGGCGTCTACCATATAAGATATAAGTTTCTTTGCTTCAGGATCTTTTTTGATTTCACCGTCACTATCTTTGAATCTGAACATGCTTCTACTTGTATCTGTGCAAACATACAATAAGTCACCATTGTCATCTTTTACACCCTTGAAGATTTAAAACGCCGGTTTTAGAATCTTTATTTTCAAGGTTAGACTTAGCAGTCTGTGTAAATTTTGGATTGTCTATGTATTTTTAAACATAGGGATTGCTAATCCGATACCGATGTAGTACCACTGAATGAACTTTTAGTTCGTCTGAGATATTCTGGTCTTCCTTTCCTTGTTATCTCATTTTTTACTATATGTAATATATTCCTCGACGCATTTGTATCTCTATTCCATAACCCTAAACAAGTTTTACACTTGATAAGTCCATGTCTTATAATACGATTATTTTTCCAAGGTCTTGGATTCTCACATTCTCTAAATGTTTTACATTCTCCTTCGCATGAACTACATCTACAACTAGTTCTAAATTCATCTACTAAATATACTTTATATCCTGCTTTTCTAAATAAAGTTCGAAATCCTTTTCCTTTAACAGGTTCTTTATATTTTCTATGTTTATATTGTTCGAAGTCTCCAAAACCTATTATAGTATCAGATGGTTTTCCAAATATACTTTCAAATCTGTTTAACATTTTTATTTCTGTTTTCTTTCTATTAATATAAATGTTTAATTTTAATTTTCTATAGATGTATTTCTGATAGAAATTACTTATTTTAATATTCATATTGTTTTTATGTTTAATATACTCTTTGAATCCTATAAACTCTAAAGTTTTCTTATTATAATGACTTAATTCGGTTTCATATTCAACTATAGTTTTACCTTCTATAATTGTGCTTAATTTATTTTCTTGTAATATATTTCTGTACTTCTTTGATTTTGTTTCTTTTCTCCTTTGATTTTGCGTATAACGAAATTTCTCACCTTTATCGTTGATACAATAAATTAAATCACTTAAATTAGGATCAATTGCAACTATATTTTGTTTTTTCAGATTATCATACTCATTTTCAGTTAATTCATCTATATATTTTTCAGTATTCAAACTTATCTTCGGACTCTTGACTTTCTTACCAATTAAATCTTTTCTCAATAGTAAGATACTACAACCAATACCATCTGTTTCTATCATATGATGAAATTTATACCCATAATTGTCCTCAAGATGAAAACATTTCTTTTCTGTTTTGAAAAAGAATTTCCATATTTTATCTTGGTTTTCAACTAAATTACCTTTTGTTGTATAATAACCTTTATTTCCTTCTTTTTTAGTGAATAAAAGGTGTACCAGACTAGTTGTATCAATACGAATATATTTTGGTATAACATCACTTCTTAAAGGACATATATTATTAAGCGATTCCCCATAATCCTCTACTTTTTTCATCATATAAAACATACTTGGTAGGTAATCTTGCGGAGAACACATTAAATCGTAATAAACACTATCTTTTTGAAACTTTTTATTTGGTAATAAGTGTTTGATTTCATTATCAATCCACGAATGATATATGTTTGATGACTTTTTACTTCTTTCGTTATTGATAATATCATCTTTTATATTTCTTAATTGAATACAAAGTTTATTTACATACTTATTTCTTATATTAGGCGTTTTATATTTCTTTTTAATTAACTTTAACATCGCTTTCTTTTTCCAAACAACATTAACATATCTTTCAATGCACTCTATAAAGTGTTGTTTTATATTATTTTCGTACATGGTAATAATATCAATACAAAGATAATCTAAAATAGTATTCATATGAACATAGTTGAGTTCTTCGCCTTGTAAATCTCCATAATGTAAATCATAAAATATTTTAAGAGTATCTTTTATACCTTTAGTTGTTTCACTTGGAGGTCTGCCTTTGGCAGATGATGAACAAACAGTTTTAAGTATGGAATTTATAAATTGTTTGTTTATAACAGGTAGTTTTTGATTATTGTCAAATAGATGAATAAGATACAACTTTAAAAATTGCAAAGAGTGAATAACAATTTTATTAGACATAATAGCAGTATTGTTAAGTTTAGAAATGACAAACTCGTTTTTAGCAATGCTTTTAAGCGATGTTTTAATACATTTGTAATAAGATATATCAGGAGATTCTTTTTCCATTATTTAATTTTTAAATATCAAATAATATTTAAAAATCAATTTTTTATTTATATAAAAATTTTTCAAGAATCAGCCTCATTTTTTATTGAAATATTTTTCAAGAAAGAATTTATATAACATGTCATCTTTTCAATATCTTTAAAAGTATATCTATAGGGTATTATAATTAATCTAATTCTTGTCTTATCACAAATGTTTTTTTTAATCTTGTCTCTAAGGTTTTGACTAATCAAATCTCTTATTCCGTTGCGATGAAAATGAGGATTATAATAATAGTGTTGTTCACCTTGATACTCAAACGCAATCTTTAATTCTTCACAATATCCGTCTAATTCTAATCCTTGTAAGAAAGACGGTCGTATCTTGATAAACTGATATCCTGTCAATTCTTGTAAAATACTTCGGCATAAATTTTCTGACTTGAACTTTGAACATGAAGGGCAGCCACTTCCATGATGAATATGACTACTAGGAGTCATTGGAAATTCACCATGTTCCATGCAAATAATTGTTACATTTGTATGACCATTTATATATTCAACCTTGGAGTAGTCATACTTTTCACCATGAATTTCTCGAGATTCAGCCACAAACGTTTCTAATGATTTTCTATTTCTATCCCCATTATTTTCAAATTCGCATTTAGCACAGCCATGTCCCATTTTATGACTTCCTAAAGTTTGTTCAAATTCTCCGTGTTTAGGACAAATAATAGTAGCGTAGTCATCTTTAGTAGAATAGACGACTTTTGTATAGTCATATTTATAATCATGAATTTTAGAACAACAAGCAATCCAATCATCTTTGTTCGATCTCAACTTATTACCAGTCACAATACAACCACACTTATTACATCCACTACCCTTTAGATGACTATTTGCTCCTTGTTCAAACTCTCCATGAACTTTACAAATAATGATTACTTTTTCACTAGATATATTATAAACCACTCGCGAGTAATCATATTTATCACCATGTTTCTCCGTTGCTTTTGAAATCCATTGTTCGGTATTAAATTTAATATTATTAGCACATTTAGGACAGCCATTTTTGTTGTTACAGTGATTTGATGGTGTCTGAGGAAATTCTCCATGCTCTTTGCAAATGATTATAACTTTATTATCAGATCCATTGTATATAACGTTCGAGTAATCATATTTATCGCCATGAATAGTTTTAGCATATTCTATCCATCCTTCAGTAGTAGGTTCGTAATTTCTGGAACACTTTTGACAACCTTCGCCTCTCAGATGTGTCTTCGGAGATTTTAAGAAGTTCCCGTGAACCTTACACTTTATTATTACAGGTATATCACTTCCATTATAGACCGTTTCAGAGTAATCGTATGTTGCGTCACCATGCTTCTTTTTTGCTTTGACGATAAAGTCTTCAGTTGTTGGTCTATATTTTCCCGAACATTTTGGACAACCTACTCCCCTAAAATGATTTCCAGGATTTTGGGGAAACTCTCCATGAATATACCCATCCTCATCTTTTGCTTTACAAATAATAATGACATTTGTTTCTGAATTTTCATATTTTACCCTAGAGTAATCATATTTGTCTCCATGTTTATCTTTCGCTTTTGAAATGAAATCTTCCGTTGTTAGTTTCCTTTTTTGATTGGTTTGTACTCTTGCGCAATCTGGGCACCCTTGTCCCGCCAAGTGATTTGATGGTAACTGATGAAATTCTCCATGCTTTTCGCAAACAATTATGACTTTCGTGTCTGAATCTTCATATATGACTTTTGAGTAATCGTATTTGTCACCATGCTTATCTTTTGCTTTCTGTAAGAATATACAATATTTACAGAATAAATGACTCCCACTACCATTTAGGAGTGATCTTAAACTTAATGATATTTCAGATTTACATCCATATGTTAAACAGTTGAATACTATTTGAGTTTCTCGTTTTACGTTATCATCATATTTATTCAGAAGGTGTATCTTATTATTTGATACAAAGGATAACAATGCTTGATAATCGAATCTACGGCGATTTACTGAATCTTGTTTAATCAGTTTAATCATAGTTATTACAAATTATCGTACATTCTTAAATTAAAAAATCAATTTTTTATTTATAATTTTTTGGACTTCTATATCTGGTTGATTTTTTCTTTTCATATTTCCTTAACTCTTCTTTTCTATATGCAAAACGAAAATAATTAACATAGTTTTCTGGTTTGATTTTTCTTATTGCATTTCTAACACTTTGTTTTAGTAAATCAAACGATAATACACCATCCTTTTTAAGATAATGTTTTAACTGACTAAACCAATTTTCTATCGCATTTGTTTTTGGAGTATATGGTATAGTATATAATAATTCATTACCTCCATTTCAAAAAAATTTCCACACACACAATTTTTGTGTGTGTGTGGAATGTTTTTTTTGATTATATTACTACTGATTTTAAATCAAAAAAAATAATATAATTAAAAATAATATATTCATTTCAAATAAAAATGAAACTTACTGTAAAAAAAGTTGAGAGCGATAAGTATATAGAAAGTAAAGAAGGGACCTTTTTTTCTGAAGAAGGTATTAAGATATTCGACAAAGACGTAGATATTTACAAAGAAGATGGCACTTTACTTTTGAAGTTCAGAAAAAATGTTCTCACAGAGGAACAGTGTGACAAGCTGAAAACTTTTGAAAAAGTTGGTGGTTCATCAAGACGTCTCAGTGCTGCCGGAATTCCAATAAAAACTCAAAAGTCAAAATACAAACTCGTGAAATCTAAAAAGACTGGAAAGATGTACAGATCCCTTCCTAACGTTAAAAAAATTAATAGTGGTGTGATTGGATTCTATGACAACAGTTCTAACTTTGGTTCATCACGACTAAAAGATAAATCCAATAAACGTGTCAAGTGTAGACAAACTGCATTTACTTCTAAGAATTTCGAAAAATTCAAAAACTGTCTAGGCGTTTTCAAGAGAATAGACCGGATATACAAAAAGTTGGTTCCTGAATACTACAAAATTCAAAAAAAAGCGATCGACAAAATTGATCCCGAATTTGTAATTAAAGATACTATATTCACTACTGTGACAGTGAATAGAAATTTTAGAACTGCTTTGCACCGTGATTATGGTGATTTTAAACAAGGATTCGGTAATCTGGTTATTGTCTCTGAAGGTGATTACGAAGGAGGCTACACTTTATTTCCTCAATACGGAATCGGAGTGAATTGCAGAGGTGGGGATTTTATAGCTATGGATGTTCATGAATGGCACTGCAATTCCGAAATAAAAGGTGAAGGGAAGCGTTTTTCGTTCGTCTTTTATTTAAGAGAAAAGATGTTAACATCTTGTCCAAACGAGAACAAATAAGATCAATGCATTCTTCGGTATCCATATTTACTATCCCATTCTATTAGTGGACCATACTTTGAAATTGATAGAACAGACAACAGGCTGTCAAGATGCTTATCATTAGATTTTTTTACATCCGAATTGTTAAAAAAATTATCCATGGAAGAGAAGTACATTTGTGACGGTAACTTATAAAGATACGAAACAGGGATTCCAACATTGAACTCGTTATAGATGAAATTAGTAAGTTGATATTCTTTATTTTCAAGAGACCATTTCATCAGTATTTTACATAGTAGATTGTAATCCATTTAGTTTTATTATATACATACGATAATATTATATAATGAATTTATGCTCTTTAATAAATGAGTATTTGTATATGGTTAATTTGTTTAAGTTCATGTCGTTATTTACAACAATGCAAAAGATTACTGGTTTGGAATTCATATGGAATTTCCACCAATAAAACAAATGTTTGTTAACACATGAAAAAACATCAAGAATCACATTTTACTAAGAAGTTTTTATAAAATAACAATATAACTACAATAAACACGAAAATTATAAATAATAAGAGATATAAATTGATTGATTGATTATTGTGATTATTGTGATTATTGTGAATATAATCATCAAAAGTGATATATTTTCTATTTAACCAATCATCTGTATGTCCTCCATTTTTACCACAACCATATGATGGTTTTTTATATAGATCATTGATATTATTGCAATCTTTGAAATTCAACTGTTTATTTTTTATTATATTTTTATTTACAAAAAATGCATTTACGCCGTTTTTGTCACAATATACAAGAGAATAATTAAAATAATTAGCCAATTTATATAATGATAATAATGATGCACCAAAATAATTTGTGTAATCCCAAAAATGATTCTCATTATAAATTACAATTTTATCTTCATGCGGCAAATGTGTTGCATTATATTCACAAATTATTATATCACAATCATAATTATTAAGTATTTCATAAAGACAATAAAAATCATTGAAATCAATATCCACAGACAATAAATTTATTTTTTTAGGAACATTATATTTTTGAAAAAGACTTATTATATTATCTTTTGTTATAAATTCTTTCCGAAGATTAATATTATCATCTTCATTATCACAATCCATTTGAAGACCATTCCATTTATATAACTCTCTTAATATCCTCGTATTGCATTCATTGCCATCCTGAACTCCAAATTCTACAAAATATTTATCTGTGTTATCATGGTCATATATACAATCAATTAATTTTTGAACTATACCATCTTCGCCATTTTGTGAAAATATTTTTTTTTCATAAAATTCTAAATTTATTAAATTGTTATTCATTTTATTTGAAACATTGATATATTTTTTAGATTTAAATTAATATTTTCATATTAAGTTTGTTTATCATCCCATGAAAAACATCAAGAATCACATTTTATTAAGGAGAAATGAAGCTGAATTCGCATCGGATATATCTAAAAAATGATTTTTTATGCACAATTTCGCATAAAAAATCACACAAAGAACAAAAATTACGATGACCGCGAAAAAGCAGCACATGTCAAACCCAAAGAATTTCTGCCAAGAAGCAAAAAAGCATGGAGTTACATATGAATATTTAATTGAAGCGAAAGAATCCATTAACTGCACTAATTTAGCTAGAATGTTTATAGGCAAATCAGCCAGAGGTGGTTTATCTACTGATATTATTGAGACCTGGATTGCAACTTTTGAATACGCAAAAGATCATCCGGATGAAGAGGATAAAGATCAATACACAGCAAGACGTTTTGAACCAACTCAAGAATATCATGATTATGTAAAATTGATTAAAACACCTATCCCAGATGATGTAGTTGAGAGCTGGAAAAAGATGTCATGTCTTGCGCTTGGAAAGTTGGCACCTCAATATGGTTACAGAATAGGAATCGCCAATAATAAAGCATTAAGAACATTACATGAGAGAATGCAGCAAATGGCTGATAGAAGAAAGAATAATATCTGGAATAGAATTGACGAAATTGAAGCGGGTGAAGACGTTAACGCAAAACAAGATTATAGAATGATGAATATAAATGATCTTAGAAAATTATGCAAAGAGAGAAATTTGCAAAATGCTCACATCAAGACAAAGGATGGTTTGATTAGACTTTTGGAAAGAAATCCGTTGGATTCAGTATATGAAGAAACGAAGATTGTTTATGATAGTATGTCTATGAAAGATTTAAAAGTTTTAGCGAAAGACAGAGGATTCACAACTTACAACAATTTAACTAAAGATGAATTAATAAAGAACCATCAAGAATTTGATGAGCTTGAACAAGATAAAGAGTTTCAGGATGGATGCGTTGAAGAAAGTAAGGAATGTGATGATGGTGGGTTTGAAGAGAGTAAGGAATATGATGATGGAGGATTTGAAGAGAGTAAGGAATGTGATGATAGGGGATTTGAAGAAAATAAGAATAGTATATCATCTATTGATAAGCCTTATAAAAACGAATTTGTTATCAATGAATGCAAACTGGTTCTAAAAAACGGCAATGATTTTATGATTCCAATTAGAAAAGATGGTATGATAAATGCTACTGAATTATGCAAAGCTGGTGGCAAAAAATTCAATCATTATCATAATCTTAAACAAACACAAGAATTTATAAAAGAATTAGAGAAATCTGAGAATATTCCAGAATCTAAATTAATTATTGTAAAACATGGTGGTATTAGCGAGTCCGTGATTCTTAACTCGCTAAATTCCAAGGTTCAAGGAACTTGGATTCATCGCAAAGTTGCTTATAATTTAGCTCAATGGATATCTCCTTATTTTGCTGTTCAGGTTTCAAAAATATTAGATGAATTATTTACGAAAGGTGAAGTCAAACTGCAAAGACCTATTCAAAAGTTACTTGACTTATCTGAGATCGACATTGAAGCTGAAGAACTAGAAATGAAGTATGATTGGTCTTTATACACAAATAAATGTGTTTTGTATATTGCTTACATCGGAAAATCACTGGTTAAAATTGGTTATTCTGACTGTAGAATTCATCAACGTGAGAAAAAGCATACTGGATGTGAAAGTCAATATGAACAATTCAGAATGATAAAGGCATTTGAAGTTTCAGGTGAACCTATTGAAAAGAAAATTAAGGAGCTTTTGAATGTTTATAACGTTAGATTTCACAATCAATCTGAAATATATAAACCTCCTAATACTCTTTCAAATTTTATTGAAATGGTTGAGAATTTGGTAAGAGACAATGACCTACGATTTCAACTAGATCAAATGACTTTGCGGGTAAAGGACCTTGAGATTGAACTTTTGAATTTGCGAATTAAGCACGGGGAAACAGTTTAGAAAAAAATGATTTTTATAGAAAATCCAGTTAGAGTAATCAACCATGTCATTCAGGGAAGAACTTGTCAAAAAAGTAATATCAACCAGAGAACTAATTAAACAAAACGCAATAAACAATTTTGTGGGAGTATTGAAGTCTTCAATGATTAAATGCGCGGAAGAAGGTAAAACTTGTGGGAGTATAAATTTGGATATAGAAACAGAGCCTGAATTTGATGAGGATGTTTATTTGGTTTTGCAAAATCTTTTGTTTGAAATGCAAGACGTACGGACGTTTGTTGATGACAAAAGACGTTATACATACAGATGGTTGATAGAAGAGGTTGAGAAAACTGATATTTTCGCTGATATAAAAATAAAGTTGAACAGCGAGGATAACATTTTGGAATTTTATTGGTTTTTATAGAACGGATCTATATGTTAAAAATCTATATGTTAAAAATATAAATATAATGGGGATGAATAAGATAATTTTTATACAAAACGCTTGTATAAAAAAATAAATATTTTTTACGATTCAAACTTCCAGTAAAAACCACCAGTAAAAGTTTTATTTTTTATTGCTGAGCTCAAAGTTTTTGGATCAATATTATTGTCTCTTGAGGCTTGAACCGAACTCTCATACACTTTCACAAGTTTATCACTTTTATCATATTGAAAAACTTTTTTGTTATGAGCGTGTTGTAAGTTTTCTTTTGGAGAGACCCATTCAAGATTTGAAACATTATTATTTATTCTATTTTTATCTTTGTGATTGACTTCAGTTTTTGTTTTCACATCAATGTTTTCAATAAAATGTTTTGCAACTAAATAATGAACTCTAAATTTTGTTCGTCTTTCATGTCTTTTGCGGGTATAATCTTTACTTTCTTTAGTTTCATCACATTCTGTAGAGTATAAATCAATAATATGGTATCCAGAACCATTTAAAGATGGATTCAAAAATCTTTTTGATTTTTTAGAGTATACTTTTCCGGTATTTGTAATTATATAATTTTCAAAACCTTCAACTTCTTTACCCTCTGGTTTTTCTTCAATTATATTTTCTTCAACATATTTCCACATATATCCACCTGATGTTTTCTGAGTTCCATTACACACACTAATTATATAAGTATCATATTTTAAAACATCTCTATTGTCCTCAAATGCTTTCGTAATTGATTCATAAAACTTTATTTCTTTAGTTTTCGGACATATTCGTTGAACAGCGCGATGATTTGTTGGTGACAATAGTCCATTTTCCGCAGCATGGCGAGTGTTTTCTAAATTTGTTGTCCACTCAAGATTAATTGAACGATTGTCTAGTTTATCAGTGTTTATATGATTAACAATATTTTTCTTTTCAGGATTGTCATTTGAGCAAAATAGCTCAGCAACTAAACGATGAATTCGTAATGGTTTTTTTTCTAATCCAACGTCATTATCATCAGGATATAATGAGACTTGAATATATCCATCTCCATTAATAGTTCCTTTAATTATTTCATTTCTTTTAATGTGCTTTACACGTCCTAAATTTGATATAGTGTATTTGGAATAGTACTTTTTACTTTTCCATACTTCTTTGGTTTCGTCCATTATTTGTTTTTTGAATTAATAACTTTTAATTTAAAAATCAATTTTTATACAATGTTTTGTATAAAAATGTTTTAGCCACAAAATCAGGCTTCTACAAAACTGGAAATCCAAGGGCCAATTATTCCAGGTTTTTACAGGCTGAATTATTTATTCAGCTTGTAAGGATACCTTTACTTTCGCAAAGGAGTAGACTATATCTTAAGAAAATCTCTTTTTAGAAATTTCCCAACTACCATTTAGTCGTTGAACTGCATTCTACCAATCATTGGTTTAGAACTTGGCTGCAGATTGCCCAATCTTTTGAAATTTTTACTATGCCCACGCCATTACGCTTGGTTCCGATAGGTATATTTCTATCCTATGGTAGTATTCAAAAGCTCTAAGGGGTTTCCCGCAATTTGATAGTTTCGCCCAAGAATCAAAGATCGGATTCAGTGGACTAGCCAGTTACATACACTCAATCATACTAGATCTGATTAGTGGTGATAATTTACACTGTTTTTCCATAAAAGAATTATCACATCTTTTATAGCAGCTGACTGTTGGAGGCACGTCTTGGTGTTTACCTCCAGAAACTCTGATAATATTGTTGTTAACGCAAGTAACAACGAACTCGAAAGTTTGTCTGGCGCCTAGGACATCGGCGGCAATCTTGGCAGCATCAGAAGGCTCAGGCTGGATGCTGACGTTGGTGAGCTTACCGTAGTTAGTTGATCCCATAGGGTCCAAAGCCATGAAATCAAGGGAATACGAGTAGGAGTGGTATCCGATGATATCAGGGATGGTAGGAGCGTGGAACCAGGGGTTGACAAGGGAGAAGTAGTCAGAACCCATTGCAGTCAAACGGTTAGTGTTCTCGTAGATGAGAGAGGTTTGAAGAATAGGGTCGGCGGCATTGTCAGGGAAGAACATGATAACAGGACCATCAGCGACAGTAGGGGAAGCAGTAGAGTAAATAGACCATTCAGCTTTGCAAGTAGTATTTCTGACAGCGAAGAACAAGACTCTGATGGCGTGGGAGAATCTAATGTCAATGCTGGAAGTTCTAGTAGGATCATAGTTGGAACGAGGGGCTGTTTGAACCTGCTCAATCAAAATATCACGAGGAGCACAGGCCATTCTCTTACGTTCATCATTGGAAACGATGGCGTAGTTAGCCCAAACATGCGCAATCAAGTTGGGAGCAGCACCACCATCCAAATCGGCGGCAGTAGCAGGAATGCTGTTAGTAGTCTCATCATCATAACTGATAATCAACAATTCATTGAAATCTCTGAAAGAGAAGTTGATTCTCATTTCATTGTAGGGAAGAGCAGCAGTTGGCAAAGCTACACCACTATCTCTACCATAGAAGAAGGGTAGAGGGAGATTTAGAGTATAAGAAGGGATTTTGGTCATCGCAGGGTGGGGATCAGTCAAATCACTAACGTTACCGATCATATTATCATATCCATTTCTCTTGCTGGCAGGAACAGTGAAAGCAGCCCAGAAATCAAGGTGATAGTTGTCAAATCTAGCAGCAACTAGATCGTTGAAGGTAACGTTACATTCCTTTATGATGTTGTGCATAAAGTTTCTAGTCCATCGGAGGTGTCTGCGGACATTAGCGTTAGACGTGACGGACGCGGCAGAAGTCAACATCACTTCGGGGGTGGTCAATCTAAGCCATGTTTGGAGCAAATAATCACCAGCACGAGAGATGCTCACGGACCAGTCAGTGCCAAAGGCGGGAGATCCCGAAGCCTTAGACAAGATGACAGGCACCTGAGTGAACCACGTACTTTTACGGGTCTCTCGAACGAAGTATGCAGTCGCATCAGGACCACCGTACATATACTTTTCAATCTCGTCGAAGGTGGCGAGATCAATAAATCCAGAAGTTACATTTGAGGAAGCAGACATTTTTTTTATTAAAACAAAGATAATAAAATTTTGAAAAAAAAAATTACACGATTATTCATGCTTTTTTAGGTATATATTTATATACTTTTTGATCGTTTTTACTGATGTATTCACTCGGTAACGTGATTTGACCCCTTGTAACTACATTTTATGTAAATTAACCACGATTTCACCCTATTATAACATAAAAATGAAGAGTCTATAAAGTGAAAAACGTCATATATTTCCAAAAACGTATTGGAACCGTCAGCGACCTTTCAGATGTTTCAGATATAATGAAGAATCTATAAGTTGAAAATCGTCATATATTCGCAAAAACGAATTGATGTCGTTAGCGACCTTTTAGACTTTTCAGATGTTTCAGATAAAATGAAGAATCTAAAAAAATAAATCGTCATATATTTTATTTTTGAATATATGACGATTTAAAGACTTAGATTCTTCAAATAAAAAATGACAACAGAACCCGAAATTATTGAATATCACATTGAATCATCCGATGAAGATGAAAAAGAACTGACTCTTTCAGATAAAGAATTCGTCGTATACAGCGACAATCCCCTAAAAAAGGATTACTTCATTGGGCAAAAAGTCGCTGAGCTAATCGGATATACTAATACCCCTCAAGCTATTCAATTTAATGTAAAAGATGAAAATAAAATATATTTCAAAGATTATGATGGAGTAAAAGAACCAAAACTTAAATCTAACGTTGTGTTGATTACTAAGGATGGAATTGAGGATCTATTAAGCAAAAGAAAAGAGCTTAATTCCGATGCGATAGATGTTCTATCTAAAATAAATATAGATGTGTCCATGTTCATAAAAGAATCACATTCTGAAAGTGAAGAGGATGAAATTGCCGAAGAGGAAGGTGAATTAACTACGTATTCTTACATAAATAATGGATACTGCTTTGAATATTTTGTGGGATATGAAATAACTGCTTTATTAGGTTATAAAAACGCAATTCAAACACTGGTCAACGTTTCCAAACAGAATAAAATTGAGTTCAGAGAATATCCTGGTGTAAAAATCCCAAAGTTAGATCCCAAAACCATATTAATTAATAGAGACGGTGCTATTGAAATTCTCCTAAAAACCCGTAAACGTTTAACTCCTGATGTTTTATACATTCTCAAGGAATTTCACATTGACGTAACAAATAGAAAATGTTTGAGTAAAGAACAGCAATCCATATCCGGAATAGCCAATACATTCAAAACTGAAAAAATAGAAGATCAGTTTAAGGTTGGTCCATATTATCTGGATATGTATTTCCCCGAATATAAAATAGTGATAGAATGTGATGAAAATGGACATGCTGACAGAAAACCATGCGATGAAAGAGCTCGCATGGACTATGTCAATAAAGAACTAGGAATAAAAGATGTAAACTGGATTAGATACAATCCGGATGAATTTGGCTTTGATATACATAGAGTCTCCGGAATGATCTATAATAGAATAAATGCGATAAAGGAAGAGAAATACAAAAGAGAGTCCAAAGTAGATAGTAAAAAAGAAAGACATGTGAACGACCCTATTTTATTATATCAGAATTTCACACCAGTTGAAATTGAATACAATGATTTGAATATAGTAGTGAATGTTTCCGAGTTTGACGATGATTATTATATAAATGCAAATAGTCTGACATTCAAGACTCATCGTCTAGATAAATGGCTTAGACAAAAGAAAACCAAGGATAAAATAGCAACACTGTCAGAAAAGGCCATAATATCAAAAACGAATAAAGGAACCTGGATAACGATAGATCTGATAGAAGACTTTGGAAACTGGTTAGGGACATTAAATGAAGAATACAAAAATTTCGGAACGCATCTAAAAAATAATCTGGTTCCGATTTACAATTATCAAAAGGATAAGCATAATGAGTATTTCATTAAAACAAGCAAGGGATTTGTTAGAGCCAACAAGACAAATCATTTCATAAATGTAACCGACATGATGAATTTAGAAAATAAGGATATAAAAGGATTTCTGAAAACAAGTACACATAAAGACTATCCAAATCTATCAGAACATTACATATCAGGAAATACAGTGACGGATGATTTCGGAATAAAAGTTACGTATAGTCACCCGAAATTAGCGTTATTGATGCTAAATTGGATTTACAAAAGGGATTGTGAGACAAAAACCAACTTAACAAGGTTCATACAGAATCTTTTATCAAAGATATAAAAAAGAAGTTGCTTTTTCTTAACCAAAAAAATTGGTGGGTTAAGAAAAAATATAATCATTGTCACTATTGAATATTTGTATAAATTCTTTTTGCATCATTAATCGTTGTCGTCGTTGTTGTTATGCATTTTTTTCGCTTTTTGATCTCGCATTCCGAGCATATTGAAACAAACTTATAACATTTTTTTTCACAAAACCAGCAAAGTTTAATTGCTGCAGATGACGATGTTTTCATTTTTTCCAAACACTGTTTTTTTATTTAGGACTATATTTTAAAAATCATTTTTTTGATAGTTGATTTATGAATTCAAACGTTTAATAATAAAAATGACTGAAGATTTTATTATTATAAAAATAACCGCGAAAATCTATCATGGTTTTCAACACAAAATAGAAAGATCTAGATTTAATTCATTGTCTTTTGAAGAAGTTGTAAGTGAAATGAAAACTGTAATGAAGTCGTTTTTCAGTGAACATAATTTGCATTCTTTGGAGAAAGGTGTTGATTCATTGCAACTTAGTCATTTTCATGACGACATACCATTTAATAGACCGATTTTATATTTATGTGATGATGACCACGGGAAAGATAGTGAAGAACCATGATGGAATTATAATCCTAATGAATTTTTGCATTTGTCTTGTTCGGATTTGAATCGTGGGTCGGTGTTAGATAGAATAATATATCGTTTTTCACTATTTACGCCGCAAACTGTTCTCATTCCTGGATAAGCAACATTTACGTTTTCTTCCAAAGTAAAATTCATTGCTCCATTTATTTTTTTACATTTCGGTACAAGTATTGGGTCTTTTATATTGCAATCTGTGTCTTTGACTATATCCCTATTTCTTTCGATATTTGGTCGGCAAGTAGTATTATTGCATCCGGAAGGAGTTGGAGTATTTAGAACATATTTTTGTATTATTTTATTAGTTCTGGTATCAAACCTATTATCGACGTATTTACAACATTCTTCGCAAGCAATTTCAATATAAAATTTTTGCGAATCTTCCGTTTTGATTTTGAAATGTTCACCTTCTATTGTTACAAAAGAATCATAATATTGTTTGTTAACATAATCATAATCGCCTGAAGTGCCTATGGGAAAATTAGAAATGTAAACCTTGATAGAACTAGAACATTCATTATTCTTTTTCATTGATATTCTTAATGCGTTTAGGAATCTGGGATCAAGATTCACATTGACAAACTTATCAACACTATTAGTTAACAACGAACCAAATATTTTCGGGCTAGTTTCTGGTATCACAATAGAACTATATGGAATTTCATAGATTTTTGCATCGTCAGTTAATATGATTCTGTTATCAACTTTTGTTAAATCTGTTCCAACGAAGTACCATTGAATGTTTTTGTCCACACTATTATTTGATTTGTAACGAAGTTTAATTTTGTAATTTTTGGTATTAGCAACATAACCAACAATAACTATAGATATTAAATTACGATAAATACCATCTGAACTTCTTATAACAGCCCTGAATGGTTCGTTTGGCAGCGGTTTTGTTGGATTATGTGGTTCATAAAGCGCACCAAAAAAATCATAGTTTGTGTCAAAATCAAAATTTTCAACGCTTTTATTTTCCATCACATTTTTTAATAGATTTGACGATATATGTGATCTCGTGTTATCTAAATAACCTTTGCTTAAACTTTTGTAATCTGAACGGCTCATTTTTTTTATTAAAAACACGAAATAAAAAAAAATAAAAAAAAAAAAATTACATTTATTGATTTCTAGCTTCATTAAATGCCATTTTGTCAACCAATTCGTTGTATTCATTCCCTGAATGTCCTTTTACCCAAACAAATTCAATATTTTTGTTATACGAAGCTTTATCGTATTCTTTCCACAAATCCAAATTAGATTTTCGCTTCCATTTATTTGTCGCGCAATTGATAACCAGCTGGCTATCACTGTAAATGATACAAGATTCCTTCTCTGATAAAAATTTCAATCCTTCAATGACTGCTTTCATTTCCATCCTATTATTCGTTGTGTTCAAATCATAATCACTGATATGGATTTCATCATTGTCTTTGTTTATAAAAATGAATGCCCATCCACCTTTCCCGGGATTTCCGATACAGCTCCCATCGGTATAAATTCTATTCATTTACTTATACTGAATACATTAAAATTATCGTTTATCATTTTTTTCATTCATCGTCTCAGCGGCTTCTTTGTATTTCTCGTAGATCATTGGATTGTCTTTGATGATTTCATTCCATTTTGTAACGAGAAACGTTTTCAGTTCCTTCTTGGATAAATTCGGGTAGACAGTTCTGAAAAATTCATATTTGTCTTTCTTGAAGACACAAAAAGGAGTCTTATTCTTATGAACATCATCTTTATCTTTTTTCAAAGATGTCATTTTGTATTCATCTATGTATGATTGTAATCGTTGCTGATTTTCATCGCTATTCCAGTATTTTATAAAATCGCCGTCATTTAAATCATTTGAATCCAAAAACTTTTCTATGTATTTATTAATAATTGAAATCGGTAATTTAGAAGACATTTTTATACTTTCAAATATTTTATTGATTTATTTTCATTTTTTGTTTTTCGTTTTGTTTGATATATATATATCTAAATTATGTGTAATTCCATTTACATAACTTAAATGGAATTAAATCAATCTATCTACCTACCTTTATAATTTTATAATTTTGTCGAATATACCTTCCGTACACTGATGAGCCACAACTAAAACTGACTTGTTTCTAAAGTTTTCTTTTATTGTGTCAAAGACAATTGATGTTGATTCGGAATCTAAACTCGCAGTGCATTCGTCAAGCATCAACAGAGGCGTGTTAAACATTTCGGCCAGAGCCAATGTGAAAGCCAAAATAACTCTAGATGTTTCTCCACCAGATAGACTATTGATATCACAATCCATACCTTTATAACTAATCTCAATGTTGATCTGAGGTTTGCTATTCTTTTTGGTCTCTTTGAAGCATGATAAATTGACTGTGATTGGATTATCTGGGAAAAAATTGTCAAGGTAGTTCTGTGAATGTAGATTTATGTTGTCTACAATATTGACCATTGAAATATATTCAGATTCTATAATTTTGTCCAGAAGTAATTTAGACGCATTGTATTTGTTTTTGATTTCCTCCTCTTCATTTTTCAAAATGGCTAACTTGTTTTTCCACTTTTGATATTTATCTCGCTCCTCAATATATTTATCGTATAAAGAAATCATATGAAGATTTTCAGAATGAACTTTGAGATTCTCGTTTTCTTCAACTAGCATGTTTTGAGATTCGGCTATAATATTGTTTAGTTCATCTTCTGTTCTCACAAGATTGTATTTTTCTATGTGTTTCTGCTTCAAACGTTCATTTTCTTTTTGTTCCTTATTTTTCTCTCTTTCATACATCAATTTTTTATCAGATATTTTTTTCAATTCAGTTTGTTTATTCTGTTCGTTGTAAATCAAATTTCTTAATTCTTCTTCATCATATTCACTTTCATCGTCTAATTGAGTTAATTCCGATTCGGATTCCAAATCACGAATGCTCTTTTTCAGTCTCTCCACTTTAGTTTCAAACATTGAGTATGAGGAGGAGAACTTTTCCTGTTCAAGATTATTTTTCAGCTTCTTCAAATCACTATCAATAGACATTTGTGTCTTATAATAATTCTGCATCTGTTCTAAATTATCATTAATGCTTTCTTCATCTAATTCTTCATCATATGTGGATAGTATTTCATCTATTTCTGTTTGAATCTTGCTGTTGTTTTCAATGTTATTTCTTTCCTTCAATATATAACGTTCGTTGTTATCTATCTCGTTCTGCATTTTCTTGATATCGGCGTTTAGTTCTTGTTCGTCCACATCATCGTCTATGTCACTTCTTTCATTTTCAATACAAAGTTTGTTATTTTCAAAAATCAATGATGAAGAACAAGAGGGACAATGATATGTTTTCTTTTTCTTCTGGATCATATCAAGCAATTCCTTTTTCTCAGATAGGATGTCCTTTTTGGAATTTAAATCATTCTGTTTCTGAAGAAGTTCATCTTCTGTGATTGTGTTTTTTCTGAGCTGTTTTTTCAAAAAGGATAATTTATCACAGTCTTTCTTTGTGTCTTTAATTTCATTAATAAATTCAATGCATTCTTCTTTGGTATATTCATTCCATAATATTCCTTCCTTTGTTTGAATTTGTTTTTGGTATTCCGAGATTTCCTTTTCTCTCATCAATGAGAGTTGTTTGACATTCTCACTCAATTGGGTTTTCTTGGATGTAAGTTCTTCAAGTGACAAAATGCGTTTCAGTTTTTCTTTTAAAAGAGCTAGTTGTTCATCGCCTATGAATTCAATTTCATTCTCTTCGGCACCCAATAGATTTAACTTTCCAAATATAGTTTCAAGATTATCATCTTTGTTTTTCAGAAATGCGTTTAGAACTCGGGTATCGTTTAATTCATTCTTTGTTTCGTCGATTTTGCGACTATGTTTTTTGATGCGCGTTTCGCAATTGGCGTATTTAACTTTTTCATTCTTTTTCGCTAGCTCAATATTTTTTGTCTTTATGGGAAATTCAACTTTCTGAGGTTCAGTAAGTTCACTTAAAACCTGTTCCACAGATTGAACTTGGGCCATTATTTTAAGAAACTCGTCATTCCTTTTTTGAATAAGAGATTTAGATTTATTTTTTATCTCCGGTAAATCAATATCGTTAAAAGCAAATTTTTCAAGAAAAGATAATTTATCAGTGGGACTTAATACGATGAATGAATTCAAAGCATTTTGAGCAATGTATCCCGTTACATTGAATGATGTTCCGAATTTCATGTCAATTATATTTTGAGCAGCATCATCTTCGTACTTACTGTTGTTGTAATGAACCACAAGTCTATTAGGTTTTTTGCTTCTTATGATAAATAGATCTTGAAAAGTAAGCTCAACTGAACAAGATGTTTGACCATGATTTGTTACTTTTTGACCGGTTCCATAAAGAGCAAAGTGAATACCCATTAGAATAGAGCTTTTTCCAGCACCACTAGGCGCAGATATTAGATTCAAACCATTTTCACCGAATTCAAATGTTTCATCTTTATGACATTTGAAATTGACTAATCGTAACTTCATTTCCATTGATTTTTTTGAAAGTTTTATTTTTTATAATTCAATTTTCATTTTTTCATGGACTTCTTTCGTTTTTGTGATTTCTTTCGTTTTTGTGATTTCTTTCGTTTTTGTGATTTCTTTCGTTTTTGTGACTTCTTTCGTTTTTGTGATTTCTTTCGTTTTCCATCTATTTCATCTAAGTTTATATTAGTAGTACCTGGTGTTCCGGCAGGAGGCCGTCTTCTGATATTATTATTTGGTGGGGTTAAAGGAGGCGTTGGTGTTGGAGGAGCCAATGAAGGATTCGGTGGTGGTTGATCCGATGAAATATCTGGTTGTGCAAAAGCAAAGAATCCCATATCTTCATATTCATTAGGGTAATTCCCCCAACAATGTCGGAATAAAAATGGTCCATCATCTTCATTGTAATTCAGATACTGACACTGGTTAAATACTGTCTGATCACCAAAATCACAGTGTGAGAACCGAAAATTATTTTGAAATATGCAATTGTTAAATTGACACCACTTAATTTTGCAATCACTGAAAGAACAATCGCTAAAAGTGCAATTGTTAAAAATAAAACCATTTAAATTCTTCAATGTTGTATTAGTTGTTATAGTTAAACTATTCAATGTTCTATTTTCTATTGAAGGATATCCATCAGTAGTTGACTGAGTGTCAACATGAGGAAAATTTTCCGAGTTATATTGTGTCGTCATTTATTATTTAGCTCAGATTTTTTTTTGAATTATTAATTTAGAGAGAACAAAATATTATAAACAAAACAAAAAATGAACGAAAACAACATCACCGAAGATAAAAAAGCGTTACAGCTGGATTTAATTACATTTGGAAAGTACAAAGATAAATACTTGTCTGAATTACTAAGAGATCGGAAATATTGTGAGTGGCTTTTGCAAAAAGAACAAGATTGGTTCAAGGAAAGCTATGAATATCTTTACAATAGTGTAAAGAACTATGATCCTAAAATTTATTTTTTTAACGAATGCAGTGAAGAGGATTGTGATAAGCAAGAACATGAAAAATATAAGTATTTCAATCTAACTAACCCAGAAGATTTGAAAATCAAACTTTCTGAAAAAGAATTATTTTGCTATAAATTCTATCTCAAGATGATTGATGACTTGAAAACCAAAATCAAAGTTAACATAGCAGGCGGAACTAAAAATCCATATGATATTAAAGCTCCATCTAAATGGTTAAAACAACTTGAAGATGAAGGCAAAGAAATCTCAATTAAGCGGGATGACTTCAAGGAATTTTTGAATTGTTACGAATTGCAGAATATATCGTTTATTATTGAAGACATAAAAAAAATGGGAGGTATTGAATACAAAGGTGCACAGTCTTTCAATATCGGAAAAAAGAGATCAAGTGAACAAGAGCTTTATTGGGAGGAGATATTGAAAAAAAAATACAATGATCAGCTTGGAACACAATTTAAATATGAGAAATGTATATTTGACTTCATTTGTATTCCGAAAAATACAATATTTGAATGTAAGCTAGGGCTAAAGGATTTCAATGAAGAGCAATTTAACAAGTATCAAGCGACGTTAGATAAGTACAATATTATATTTTTAATAGGACAGGATTGTGTTATAAATTTAGATCTAGAAACAATATATACGAATGACATGAAGAAATACATACTCTATCAATGTAAGATACCACTATTGAAAAATCCAAGTAAATTTGACGATATGATTTTTGATTTTGATATTCACGAAGTAGAGGATTTGTCAAATGTAATTTAAAAATTATTCTTTATACTTATCAACAAATAAATGAAGATAGTGGATTGTTTTATATTTTACAACGAATTGCAATTACTTGAATATAGGTTATCAATTCTATATAATGTCGTTGATTATTTTATTATAGTAGAATCAAGACAAACATTCGTTGGGAAGGATAAAGAACTTCTTTATGAAATAAACAAGATTAAGTTCAATAAATTCAAAGATAAAATTATCCATATAGTTGTTGACTTACCATACAAGTATCCAAATATAGATTACAAGAATAACAAACCATTTCAAAATTACAATTATAATGAAAATGGACAGCAATGGATGAATGAAGCGTTTCAGAGGGAGAGTTTAACGGAAGGTTTTAAACAAATATCTTTTGAAGACAACGACTATATTATCGTCTCTGATGCCGACGAAATACCCGATCCAGATACGTTAAACGAAATTAAGAATGACAAAATAAGTCCGTTTGAAATTTACAAACTAAAGCAGGATTTGTATTACTATAACTTGAATTCAAAACGGGAAGAAATGTGGACTCATCCATACATAATGTCATATGGATTTTTCAATAAATACAAAAAGGATATTGAAATTCCAATTGAGAAATGTATATATTTTGAACATGGATATAAATTTCTAATAAACAATGATGAACGTATGTTTTTAACAGAATTGCGATTAAACAATAGCTCCGAAATTTCATATTTAGAAAAAGGAGGATGGCATTTAACCTACTTCGGAAATCATCAATTCATCAAAAATAAGTATGAAAATTTTTCACACGTTGAAATTTCAACTGATAGAAAGGATTTAAAACAAATCAGTGATGATATTGAGAATCATAATAAAATTGGTATAAAGGGTAATGGTTATTTACCTTACAAATTTGAAAAGTATTTATCTAATTACATTACAACATGGTAGAAACAATATATCTTTATATTTTAATGTAATTTAAAAATTATTCTATATCTATAAAAAAAATGAAGATTGTGGATTGTTTTGTATTTTACAACGAATTACAATTACTTGAATATAGATTATCAATTCTATATAATGTCGTGGATTATTTTATTATCGTGGAATCAAGACAAACATTCGTTGGGAAGGATAAAGAGCTTCTTTATGAAAAAAATAAGAATAAGTTTAATAAATTCAAGGATAAAATTATTCATGTAGTTGTTGATTTACCTTATAAGTATCCAAATATAGATTACAAGAATAAGAAACCGTTTCAATTCAAAAATTACAATGAGAACGGGCAACAGTGGATTAATGAAGCCTTTCAACGCGAAAGCATAACGAATGGATTTGAAAGAATATCTTTGAATGACGAAGACTATATTATAGTCTCTGATGCCGACGAAATACCAGATCCAAACACATTAAGTAAAATCAAAAGAGGTGAAATCAATCCGTTTGAAATTTACAAATTGAAACAAGATTATTACAAGTACAATTTGAACGGGCTGACTGGTGCAATATGGATTCATGCATATGTAATTTCGTATGGTTTTTTTAATAAGTACAAAACCATTCAAATTCCAGATGATAAATATATATATTATGAAAGTGGTTACAAGTTTATCATTAACAATAATAGACGAATGTTTTTGACTGAATTGAGATTTACTTTTGATTATGATGGAATCTCTGTCCTAGAAAATGGAGGCTGGCATTTGTCATTCTTTGGGGATAGAAAGTTCATAGATAATAAGTATGATAGTTTTTCACACGTAGAATATGAAAGAGAATATAATAAGAAAAACGATCAACTTCTTTCAATAAAGACTAATTCGTATTTACCACATAGGTTTGAAAAGTATTTACCTAATTTCATAATGAAATGGTAATAATAAATATTTTAATTACATACAAAATGGATTACACATGCAAAAATAAATTACACATGCAAAAATAAATTATATATAAAATGAATTATATATAATCAAATGAAAAAAGTCTGAAGGGACAAATTATTTCACGTAAGTATATCAGAAGATTTCATGTTTCTTATCATCGCGTAATTCGCAAAAACTAAAATGGGGCACATAATTGCTGCTGCATTACACCAAATGCTTCCAACAACCTTTGGTTGAACAATTGCCGATATAATAAAAGTTAAACTAAATGCTACTCCTAGTAATATTTGCGAACTTAATGGTTTTATGTATATAAAAAGAATGATTAATGAAATTATGAACGAGTATATATACCATTTATGTGGCCAAGGCCATAATAGACGATTATTTGGATTTTGACAACGATTTGTATTATCTTTGCAAGTAGGATCTAAAGGCAATGTAATATCTGAATATGTTTCCCGGAAGTAATGCAATACTAGGATTACAACATAAAATATAAGACCTATTATCAAAGGAATCCAAGTAGAAAATTCAGAAGTCTTTTCAGTTTCAGATAAGAAATGGATTGACAAAATAATACCAACACCAATGGCGAAATTATGTATTGGTAATAGATATTTACCGAAAGATGTGCCGATTCGGTTTAGGTCATCATTTTTATCATCAATGGATTTCCATATCAAAATCTCAGCGAGTTGCATTTGGACAAATGCGAATATCAAAGAGGCAAGAACATACTGACGAGTGCAAAGAGCTAAAATTCCTGAAATCATACCAATCGAATACGAGATGATTGACGTTTTTAAACTATAACACATTCTATTTATTATAATACAATAATTAAGTTTTTCGTTCATTTAATAATTTTTGAAAATTAGGATGGGGAACTACTATCTTTTCAAAACTATCAGTAAATATCTTTTCAAAGTACTCTCTTATGCCTGAATTAGGTTTAATTATTCTACCAAAACCTATGAAACTTGGGACTAAATCAAATAGTGAATATCGTTCTCTTTGATAGGATCTTTTTTTCATGATTACAGGTGTGCCTAATGCAATACATGGTAAAGCAATGTGTAAACGGTCTGTTGTTACAAGTTCTTTAGTTTTTAACTCATCTATCAAGTTTCTGACCATTTCAATTTGTTTGTCAAACGGAATAACACCAGTTTTAATATCAGCGTGAAGATATTCAACTTTACCTTTTCTAGGACCTGTGTATTTTGGAATCACACATGTCGAACAAGCAGAAAAAATTCCCTTGAGATGCGGAATTTTCTTGACTTCGTTTAGAGTAAATAAATCTCGGCATCCAATTAAAGTATCGTTTTTTAAATGGGTTAGCTTTTTAGAATCAGAATGCAAACCAATGAAAATCCCATTCTCTGGTAATTTTTCATGTTGGTTTCTATGCCAGCCATTAATTATCATGTTATCCTCTGTCATGTTATTGCGGTCAGAATATTCATTTATATCAATGCCATATTTATTTAATATAAAATCTTTTAGTGCGACAGTCTGCATTGCATCACCAATGTTCATACATTCTTCTGAATATTTGACAAGTTTCATTTTTATTTAATTAAAATATATATTGTATTGCTTTAAAATAAAAACATATAACATGGAACAAGAAAACATGCAGAGAATTAAACGAAATAAAGAGATTATACTCCAGGAAATTATGAATAAGAATACACATAAACCATATTTTCCAGGTAAATTAATTTATAGTGTTGAAAATGATTACGACACATTTCCATATCCAAGATGGTTCAAAGGAGTTCCTACTGAAGATCGTCCTATCATTTCTGAAAGAGAGGCAGGCTGGGTTCCGAAAAAGATTAACAAAACTATACGACCAAAGAAATCTGAATCCAAAACCCCGAATTTGTGCTTTCAAACACCTTGTTCAACTGTTTATCCTTGTTATGCACAAGATTCAAGTTATATTTCATCAAACAAGGCATGTGTAAATCAATATCGTTAAAAATGCAAATTGACTTTTCTTAATCAACATTTTTGATTAAGAAAAAAATACATCATTGTGTAAAATATTTATTAACAACCACATGAGTTTTTAGGTAGAAATTGGAATCCATCTTTAGTTTTAGTTTTCTTTGCCGCTTCTTTGGCAGCTTTAGCAGCTTTTTCTTTGTCAGCTCTTTCTTTGGCTTCCTTTGCTTTGGCTGCAGCTTTATCTCTAGCTTCCTTTTCTTTTGCAGCAGCGGCATCTTTAAGAGCCTTTTCTCGGTTAGCTTTCGCGTCATTGATCATTTTGATTGCGTTTGCTTCTTTTGCCGTCTTCTCTTTGATTTTTTCAAGTTCATCTTTTCTTATTTGAGCTGTTGGAGTAAATCCCTCAACGGCGATTTTAGATCCGGCAACTGCCGGAACTCCGCTATTATAGTTGTAATTATTACCAGATACAAAATCACTAATATATTGCATATACTGAGGTCTCTGAATATTTTCAACACCAACACGATCCTGTGCACTATTACATCCTTCTCTTTTTGTATAGAAAGAGTCTGCACAAACAACTCTTCCAGCCGCATCTAAACCATTCCAGACAGGACAAACTAAATTTTTTGGATTCAAAAATCTATCTGATTGTATTCGTTGTTGATATCCTACATCAACTTTACAAGTTCTTAATGCACTTTCTAAATTTAATATTCCAGACATTATTATTTTTATTATTAAATATATTATTTTTTTTTTTGCAAATTAAGAACCATTATTGTTATTTACGAGTAAATGATGTACATTTAATGGTATAGTCCGTCCGATTCTATTAGCCCTTCCAATAATTTGTGTTTCAGTATTTCCGGACATTCTATGACAAAGAATAATGTCAGTAGCCTCTGTTAGATTTATTCCAGCGCCATTAAAGTTAGAATTTAGAAACAGCACCTGGATCCTTCCAGATTTGAAAAGTTCAAGTTTTTTCTCACGTGATTTAACATTCCCCTTGATTTCAACAAACAAGATATTCTGTTCAATCAATTCATTGCACATCGGATAAAATGTGCTATCATATTCTGAAAAAATTAAAAACTTACCAGTGGGGTTATTTTTGATAATATTTATAACACATTCAACTTTTGTTTGGAATTTAGGCTGCGGAACAATCGCGGCACAGTTGGTTTTGGATTCTTCTGTTTCAATATAGATTAATTTAGAAGGATCAACATGAACTCTACACATTGGACATGTATCCTTTCTCTGCAACCATGTTAATAAACATTCTCCACAGAATATATTCTGACAGTTTGTTTCAATAACTGGATTTACAAAATTCTCACAGCAAATGATACAATTTTCATTTAACATGTTTTGAAATCTTTCGTTAATCATTTCAATTTGATTCAAAAGCTGTTCACGCTGCTCATTTAATTCTAATCGTCTTCTTTCTGATAGTTCATATGCACAAAGTTTCAAATCAACCTGAAATAGTTCTTTTTCCTTATTGCTTTTTATCAATTCAATTATATTTGATGTTTTGCTTCCGCCTAAAGCAGTTATGGCACCTTCAATGTTCCCGGCTTCAATCATTCTCTGTATAGTAGAATTTACAAATATTGATATAGCGTTGTAAATAGGTTGATAGCATTCGTGATAAATATGATGTGTCGGTGGCATCTGAAATGATTGTCTAACAAATTCCTGATCATTTTTAATAGTGATGTCCTTGATGAATATATCAAAGCTTGAATTGATATTGGAACAGAATAAATCTCGCATGAAGCTCCATTTACAATTTTTATGATTGTTGTAGATAGCAAGTGGAGTTGCTGTAATAAACCAATAAAAACCAGCTTTGACATGACTCATTCCTGCTATTCTCAAATTCCCTGGTTCATCAAATATAAAACGCTTCCAGGCAAACATGGAATTCATTGCTATGATTTTATTGTAAAACGATGGTGATACAAGAACGACATCATTTTCCTCTACGTTTAATTTTTCAACATCTTTATTTGAGATAACAACTGCGTACTTTAGATTTGATTTTTGTAGTTCCTTTTCCCACTGTCCAATTATAGATTGAGAGACTAGAACCAAATTTGTGGGTAGCTTATCGTATCTATTCGTTATATACGTTTTTATCAAACCAGTAGATTCACTTATAACATTTTCTTGAATGTGAGGAACATCTAGATCCCATTCCATCTTATCACGCACCATTAAACCAATCATTGCAAGAGTTTTTCCAAAACCAGTTAAATCAGCGTTAATAGCAATTTTGGTTTTCTTGAAACAGTTCTCGCTATCAGAATCAATGATATTATTAGTTTCAAGTTGTTCCATTTTATATATGCTAGAAAGTTGATGTGGGAATAATTTAACCTTCAGACCAGCTGGTTGAGACACCATTTTAACATTTTGAAATAGATTATCAGACATATTTTTCCTTTATTATATATAATATATAAAAACTTTAAATACAAATTAAACTGTAGTTTTCATTTTTTCTTTAAATACAATAAATGAAAATGAATGATTATAAAAAATTAACAGATGCATATTTACTTGAACATAAACGAAACATAAAGGAGAATTTTGATTTTTCATCTTCGGAAATATTAACTAGATCGTCAGCGAATTTGATAAAAGAAATGCATGAATATATTCCACAAAAGATAATGGAGGAATCGTCAATAGCAAGAAGCGATAACACGGATTCTTTATTTGCAAATTTTCATTACTATTTCGTAGAATCATATTCATTTATTCAAGATTCGTTTGATATAACAAAACTAAAATGTTTGAAAATAAAAAGCAAAGATGATATACCCATACCTGACGATGAAGATTTCTCATACATCCATGAACATTTTCAAAATCTAATATATAAAACTTCAAAGAATAAATACGTTTGTACTTTGAAATCACCATTCGGAAACGGACGAATAATAAATGTCTTTTTCACATTTGATGACAAACAAAAGAAACACAAAATTCTTGATTATATTGAGCGGATTTTAGTTTGGCTTTACATAATAAGTAAATACACGGATAATAGACGTTGTTCTAAGGTATTAAATATATACATATATCTAACTGATCCAAAGAAAAAGTTACCAGAGAAAGTTCATGACGTCATAGATAAAATTAACGTCAATACTGGATTTACGACATCTTGTTCTCGCGAATCCAATATTGTTATTTACAGAAAAGAGGAGTGGTTCAAAGTTTTCATACATGAAACAATACATAATTTCGGTCTTGATTTTTCTGAAATGGATAACTCTAATACAAAAGCATTTATACTGAACATTTTTCCTATATCATCTAAAGTAAAATTATACGAAACATACACCGATTTCTGGGCGCGAACTGTAAACTGCATGTTTTGCTCATTTTATAATCTGGTTGCGAATGACGATATAATGAATAAAACTAGATTCATTGAAGATTGTTATCAATTTGTAAACACCGAGAGAGTATTTAGCTATTTTCAAGTAGAGAAAATTTTAACCTTCATGAAATTAGACTACAAAGAATTGTACGAAGATGATTTTGAAAGTCAGGTCAAGAGATTCGTTTTGTATAAAGAAAATACGAGTGTTCTAGCGTATTATATTCTATGTAGTGTTTTATTTAATAAATTTAACGATTTCATTGAGTGGTGCGCAAAAAACAATAGAAATCAGCAAATACCTTTACAATTTAATAAAACAACGACAAATCAAATTAATTTTTGTAAATTCATCGAATCCAATTACAAGGATCCATCATTTTTACGCATTTTATCAATGATGAAAAAATTAAATGAAAATATGGTCGATAGAAAATCCGATGATGAATTGCGTGCAACATTAAGAAAAAGTATTCTTACCTTAGAATAATCTAATATATATTATATTTAAAAAAAATCTGATATATAAATAAATAATATATGTTGTTAGGGAATAATTTCAAAGAAATAAATTTTGCTTCCGGTATTCTAGATGAATGTGTTGATATTACATATATAATTTATCTTGAAGGAAGCGAAAGGATTCATAACATTAATGAACAACTAAAAAATTTCCAACCAACAAAAAAAGTGTTGATATTATACAACAAAGGTTATAAATTCAAACAAAATCCTCTCATCAATACACCACCTCTTGATTTAATTGATTGCTTCATGACTATTTTCAAACATGCGAAAACAAATAATTACGAAAATATACTTATTCTAGAAGATGATTTCATTTTTTCAAATAAAATTCAATCAAAAAAATGTGTAGATGATATAAACCATTTTTTGAAAAGTAAACATTCCGATAATTTTATTTATCTACTTGGATGTTTACCATTCATTTTGATACCTTATGATATAGAATTGAAACATTATAGAAATATTCTGTCGCTTGGAGCACATTCCATTATATATTCCAGAAAAATGAGAGATGATTTTCTTTCTACGAAGAACCAATATAATATAAAAGATTGGGATGAGGAAATGTTGAAACAGACAAGATATTCATATCATCAAATTTTGTGCTATCAACTCTTCCCAAACACCGAAAATTCAAAATATTGGCTGGACTATTTTGGACACACAAAAATTTTGAAATACGCATTAGAGAAAATGAAACTTGATAGACAAATTGAACCAGGATATTCAAACTGTTTAACATTCTCAAAAACTTTACCTATATCAGTTGCTGCATTAGTCACGATGTTGTCATTATTTATAATTCAAACTCGCAGTTAGTTATTTTTTAACACAATTACAAATGTTAAAAAATAGAAGAATGTTTTTTTATTGTCTTGTGACATCGCTGTCATCATCAATTCCTGGGAGAATTGCATCTTCCACAAGATATTTGATGAAATTTCCTTGTGAGTCCTCCTTTGACTCCTTGATTCCAGCCTCTTCTCTAGCAGACATGTATTTCTGGTAGTAAGTTTCCTTGAAAGTAGGGAATTCATTGTCCAAATCGTCTACTTCCTTGCGAGTTTTGATGATGATATCCTTAATCTCATTCATTTTTCTAATATGCTCCAAGTAAGTAAAACTCAATTGTGCCTTCTTTACTCTAAGAGTAATATAGTCCTCGTAAGGATCAGAACTTTCGCGCTTAGATTCCTGAAGAAGCTTCTCCTCTCTATCCTTAATTTCACGAATTTGTTGCTGCTCCTCCTCCTTCTTATTCTTAATACTAGATGAAATTGTTTGTGTAGTTTCCTTTCTAATATCAATTTCGGAAGTCTCGGCTGAGTAACTTGAACTAACAGTAATAGGGAAAGGACGCCCTACATAAGTGTGATAAATTTGATGATATGAATCAACATTTCTAATCAAGTACTCTGCTCGTTGATTAGCCTCAATATCCGTGGCGAAATTTCCACGAAGTTTTGCAAAACCGAATACACCATTTTCATTTGGTGTTGCGCCTTTTGCAGGTATAAAAGAAATTAGACCAATATTCTGAAGAGCGATAGAAGGATCGGAATAAGTTCTATCAACCTTCGGAAATTTATCAGTAAATGATGTTATGTTCAACTCCTTCATTGCATCAGATGCTTCCTGATTTGTTAGAGGAGGACTTGATAGGTCAGGTTTCCACTTGTTTTCCAAATCTCTGTCTTCGGGTGACGTTAATGAACTTTCTTTTTGTATTTGTGCCATTTTTATAAAAAAAACGTTTATCTTTAAGTTTTAATTATTTGGAAAAAATGAATTTATGCGAATTCCGATAGATATCGTTTCAGAAAATGATTGAATACTTAATATTAAATTTCTTAACGTTGATCATGATGTTGCATTGTTTATTCATCGTTTTATCAAAATTGACTCTTTGAAAAAAATGAATTTTAGTTTTTATTCTGAACCACTAAACACAAATGGTTGAATATTTAATAGTAAATTTAATTGACTTCATTATATGGTTTTATTTAACCATAATATATTTAATTGTCCCTATGTCGGAAATTATCTTCGGGAGTGCCATTAAGGAAAACAATTATAATTTCAAATGCGGCGACAGAGATGATTATGTAACATCAATTGATGACTGGCTAATTATACACGGTGCGACATCAATCTGTTTGACATCATTAATTACATTTTTCTCATTGTTTTCAAATAAAAAGGCTGTTGGACATTTCTTTTCATATATATTTAATTTGTTTGGATTTTTTTGGATTTTGTTTGGGTGTTACATTTTCTTTAACATGTGTCAATGTAGTGAGAATTTAAACTTATATTTATTTGTCGTTTTGATTTCATCATATATAGGGATTTTAAACAATCTATTAACTAGAAACTGGAATGGAAATGGAAATAGAACTAGAAGTAGATCAGTTCTGCCAATGTAAAATTAAACTAATAAAGTTCTTTTTTTTAACATTATATGTTAGAAAAAATAATTAAACGTGATTCACTGTATGTGATGGATATTTTTGAACTATCGCTAGAATTAAATCTTTGTTTGTTGTTAACACAGAAGTCCATGGATTGTATTGTTTAATATCAATCCATAAAAAATCCTTTGGTTTTTCAATCAAATTCCATTTGTAACTGTGTGTTTCTGTATCATGTGCAATAATAACATCAGTTTTTTCAAAGGAAGCATTTACACATTCCCATCTATTATCTTCATTTCCATCAACTATTACACAGGATAATTTTCCATTAACTGAATTCAAAATATCTATCGCTGATTTTTTTTCTAGAGATATTTGTAAATCCACATGATCCGGAAGTTGTTCTTTTTTCATTTCATCATACCAGTTTTGATCACTTTCAACCGAAATAACATTTTTGAACCTATCAGAAAGTAAATTGGTGGTGAAAAGATTCATTCCGAATTCAAATGCTCTATCACACTCTATATTACTTGTAATAAATTCTATTATAGGCAATTGCGTTGTACAATTCTTCATTTTTTTATATGGAGAATGGATATGTTCTTAAATTCAAAAAAATGAAATTAAAAACCGAAAAAAAACAAAATATCCAAAATATAATGATTCTTTCAATTAAAAATAAACACGCATTTGATTCAAATATCAAATTTCAAAAAGAGGGTCATAAATATTGGATCAATGACGACTGCACAGATTTGATTTCTTCTACGACTTACATAGCCAAGTTCTTCGGTAAGTTTGATGAAGACAGTGCCATAAATAAGATACTCAATAAGTATGAATACAATAATGATCCTGCTTATGTATATTACAAAATGAAACCGGATGATATAAAGAAAATGTGGGAAACTGAGAGAGAGAGTTCATCCACAAAAGGTACAGATTTACACGAAGATATAGAACTATTCTACAATGACGAACCTCATTTTAATTTAAGCACGGAGTTTCAGTACTTTATTAATTTTCACAATGATCACAAAAACCAATTTAGAATATATAGAACGGAATTCCTTATATTTTCTGAAATGTTGAAAATAACTGGCTCTGTTGATGCACTATTCATCAATGACGATGGCACATTTACAATTTGTGATTGGAAAAGAACAAAAAGAATAGATATAGAATCATACCAACAAAAAAAAATCAGATTTCCGTTTGAGAATTTAATGGATTGTAATTATATAAAATACTCATTGCAGCTTAATTTATACAGAGTAATTTTAGAGAAATTTTATAAGTTTGAAATTAGAGATATGTTTTTGATCGTCTGTCATCCCAATAATGATAATTATATAAAGCTTAATGTTGACCGGATGGAGGATGAGGGTGAGTTACTTTTGTGTATGAGAAAACACGAATTGATTCAAAAAGGATATACCATTAATTTTCAATGCGATGAAAAAATTGAAAAAAAAATCCAATCTTTTTTTGAAGATCCAAAAATGTGTGACTACGACGATATTGAAAATCAAGAGGAAGTTGTTATTAAGCCTTTGTTATTAAAGAAAAATAATCAAGTGAAGAAAACAGATGCTAATCCTTCAGTCATCATCAAACAAGATGATCCACAGCCTCTTTTCAATAAGGGGAAAAAGTGGACAGAGGAAGATGACGAGAAGTTATTAACGTTGAATTCGGATTTTTATGATTATGAAGATATTTCTAAATTATTAGGACGCACAGAGAATTCAATTCGTTTAAGGGTTCTTTTAAAAGCAGACTACGAATTCAACAATACGTCAAAAAGCATTGACTACATATGCGATGAGTTTAAAATAAAAAAAGAGGATTTGATGTCATTTAGAAACGATAGAGAGAAAGAAAAAGCTGAAAAGGAAAGACTAAAGAAAAACAAGGAA